TATCTCCGGGGATCTTTTTTGTTTCTAAAATAACGTTGTTATGTTTGTTGCAAACATATTCTATAGCGTTTTCAGTCAAAAATCCTTTACAATAATCAGAAATAATTATACAATCATACCCCGCTAAACAGTGGTGACCTATTAAATCTGAAATTATTAAATTTTTTACTGTATCTGTGTTGTCAACACGTAAAAAAGTGTGATTTGTAAGGTCATCTACGAATCTTTGCTTAATTAATTCTTCTTGTTGATGGTAAAAATCAGGATCAATACCGTAACTTTTTAAGTTGTTTACGACATTACCTGCCATACCATCAACTATAACTTCTCTAACTGGGGAAAAGACAGGAGCAGGGTAATCGGGGCATAATCTGAACGATTTGCCATAAGTGAAATGGTCTACGCATTTTTCTCCAATTACGAGAACGTTCATATGAATTAATTAGAAAAAAAGACAAAAAAAACCATGCAAGCCCCACCTACTAACTATAAGTACCACCACATACATTATAGTTCACAAACTAACTTGCATGGTCAAAATTTATTTATTATTATTTATATTTGTTCAAGTATTTTTTCTTCTTTTTCGTAATGAGCACTGTAAAGTTTATAAAAATCATTTTCTTTTACAGGGTGTTCATACGTAATGAATTTATTATTATATATTTTTATATTTTCAGAACTCAATATTCCTCCTGTAAAAATATCTTCAATACCGAATTTATCATTTTTATAGCTACCTTTATATTTTGAGATTATTTCAATAGCGTTTTTAGAAAAAATAACACACTCACCACTGCAATAAAATTGCGGAAGTTTACCAGTGTACTTGTTTCTTTCTTTATAAAATTTTAAATTTCTTAATCTTGATCTAGTTGCATCTTCCACGTCAGAAGTAATTTCAATTTTGTTTCCAATATAATCTCCTTTAAATTTTTCAAATTCAATTTCATCAATATTGTTTATAAAAGTGTCATCATCAATTTTAATAACATATTCATATTTTTTTAATGAATTTTTATTTTTAGAAATAAATTTGTAAAACTTTTTATGTACTGTAGAAATACGATCCGGTACATCCAAATACACGTCTTTATATTTTCCCGTATCGGGTGAAGAACTATCAACATCGAAATTTTTATTGCCCCCGTAAATGAAAAAAACATCAACATTTTCAGGTCTATGTTTTAAAAAAGTATGTAAAGCGGCTAATTTATATCCAATATTATTTTGAAATGTAGGTATTAATATTGCGTACCGATTTTTCATTGTTACGATATAATTTATTAAGTATCTCTTTAAAACAAGCGACAAAAAAAGCGGCCACCGAAGTGACCGCTTACTAGCTCGAATTAAATTATTTCACTTCAATAATTTTTACTTCTTTTTCCTTCTGCTTTTTAGAAGGCACTGTTACTCTAAGTACTCCATTTTCTAGAGATGCTTCAAGTTTGTTTACGTCAAATTTATATTGATCAAATCCAAAAGAACGATTATAACTTTCTTCTTTTGAACCACCACTGCTTGTAATAGTGCGTGATGCATTAATATACACTTGGTCTTCTTCTACCGACATTTTAAGATTATCTTTAGTAACCCCCGGTAAATCAATCTCACAAGTGAATTGTTTATTCGTAGTATTAAACCTCACTTTATCGTCCGAAAAGGAGGATTTTCCTAACGAGAAAAACGGATCGTTGAAAAATGTATCTAAAAGATCAGAGCTGTACCGTCCCGCTCTCGGACTTCCTAAAACACTTAATAATTTACTCATATACAACTATTTAAGCGTATAGCCCAGTGAAATCAAGATTTCCCACCAACCCACCCCTCTTTAGTTATGCGATATACTCCTTCAAAATTTTTTACAAACTAAGAGTGAAATCTTGAGCTTCTTTTGGTATGGTAATGTTATGCTTTTTTAAAACGTACCAACCATTATGATTTTTAGTTTTATTTAATGATTTATGCATGTTTATATCCAATATTGGAGTTAACACATAACCATACTGTTTATCATTAACCCCGAGCATGTTAAAGCCTAATTTTTCATAAAATGGAATAGCATCTTTATCACACCACATACGAATTGCTTTACACCCAGAATTAAATGCATTCTCCCATGCATGCTCCATCAATTTAGAAGCAATTCCTTGTTTACGAAAACGTTTGCACGTAAAAATTCTTTTAATATGCAAATTGTTATCTTCAAATGTATATGCAACTGCCCCAGCAATATCTTTTCCAGGTGGTAAATGTGGAGTTATATCAACCGCAATTTTAATCGGAAATTTGTCCCAGTATTTTTTATCATCCCAATATGGCATGATGTCATTAACTGCATAATCGTGAGCCCATTCGTCGTAATATTGAATGTGATGACATTTAAAGTCAAAAAAGTCACGAGGTGCTGAGTATATATTAAATTCCATACTTAAATTATAACAACTGCTTAAAAATCATCAACTAAAGCCCCACTGGATTGGTATTCGATTACTCTAGTCTCAAAAAAGTTTTTAGCTTTCAATAAATCTTGCACTTCTGACAAGAAATCAAACGGGTTACGGTCAGAATCGAACCTAAAATCAATTCCTACCCCTTCAAGCCTTCTGTTTCCGATGTACTCCATATACTCAACAAACATATCTGCATTTAAACCCAAAATACCACTCGGTAATACATCTTGAGCGTATGCAATTTCCAATTCCACGGCTTGTTTTAAGATTGCAGTCAGTTGGTCTACAAATTCTTCCGTCCAAACGTCGGGATTTTGTTCTTTTATTTTATTAATGAGGGTCGAACCAAATTTAATATGGTTGCTTTCATCCCGAAGGGTGTATTCAATTTGTTCTCCAATTCCGGGTAATTTATCCTTCATGTGAAGCAACATTGCAAAGCCAGAAAAGAAAAATGTACCTTCACAAACGATCCAATACAAGAATGCTGCTTTAAGAAACTGTTGCTTGCCTTCAAACGTTTCAATGTCAATGTCTTTTGAAATGCTTCGGGTAACTTCCATCAAAAAGTCATCCTTTGCCTTAATAGAAGGCACCCTACTGTAAGCTTCATACACTTCGTTGATGTCTAATGAAAGAGAATCACAAATATGTACAATTGTGTCGTTATGCAAACACTCTTCCCAAATTTGTCGGGACATATACTGACGACATTCTGGGTCTGTCACATATTTGTACAACGTCACTAAATTATTTCCAACGAGACTTTCACTTCCTGCAAAAAATCCCAAGGTACGTTTAGCTACATGCTTTTCTTCTTCACTTAATAGGTCACTATTCCAATTTTGAATGTCTCTAGTCATTGGAATTTCTTCTGGGTCCCAATTATTTCTTTTACCAGTCTTGTATAAATCCCAAGCCCACTTGTTTACATGTGGAAGAATTTGATTTACACCAGCGGACTCGTTAGAAAGAATTTGACCTGTTTTAGACATAAAAATAATTATACCTACTCAGCAAAATATCACAAGAACAATTTTTTTAAAACTTTTAGATGAACATCTCTTCCGGTTTCTGACAATAAACTTTCCACCGAAATTAGTGCCTCGTGAATTTTTTTCTTTTTAATGGATTTTATAAATAAAGGGTCAAGCCCCATATATTTTTCTACAATATACAGGACTAAACTTAACTCATCTTCTTCCAAAGAGTTAACATCATCTGAAGATAATCTTACTGACATGATTCACAATCTGGATTGTCGATACTACAAGCAACCACCTGACTTTCTTGAGCAGCAGTAATGTCTTCTTTCTTTACTGTCTTTACTGTACTCTTTTCTATTTGACTAGCGCCTTTATTTCTTAGGTAATATGTTGTTTTTAGTCCAACCTCCCAAGCATGCATGTACATATCATTGAGAGATTTGAGAGATGTCTGATCATTATACAAATTCAAGCTTTGACCTTGATCAATCCACACTTGCCTTGCAGCAGCTGCTGAAATTAATTTGATTTGATCCTGTTGAAATGCCGTCTTATATTTGTCTTTTAATCTATTCTTATCGTCTCTACTTACCCCCTTAGGAAACTCAAAGAGCGTCAAATCTCCGTTACATGCTTTAAGGTTTTCTAATGCATCTATCGTCCAGACTCCAAGCTCTTTCATGTCTTTAACAAATGCATCATTTATCATGGTGAAATCGCCTGAGAGAGTGCTATATACAAAGATATTATTGTAATAAGGCTCAATACTTTGAGCACATCCAACAATACTACTAATGGTTGCAGTAGGTGCAATAGCCATTGTATTGGAATTTCTCATTCCATGCTTCTTAATATGGTTTCTAACCGTTGACCACTCAAGGGTTTCCGTTGCATCGAAGCTTCTACCCCTATATTCACATAAGGTTTTATATGTATCAAACGGTAATTTACCTTTATCCCATAATGAACCTTTGTAAGTTGAGTATGATCCACGCTCTTTTGCTAGTTTAGAGCTATTATATATAGCGTGATATGAAATAAACTCATAAATTCTATTAGATAACTTGATAGCTTCTTCAGAATCCATGTTAACATTGAGATGATAATACATATCATGCCATCCCATTGAACCTAAACCAATAGGTCTGTGTCTAGTATTAGAGTTTTTAGCTTCTTCTGTAGGGTAAAAGTTAATATCTACAACATTATCTAACATTCTTATTGCTGTTGCAACAGTTACCTCTAGTTTGTCATAGTCAATATCGTCTTCTTTAAGATGTTCCCGTAAATTGATACTACCTAAATTACAAACTGCGGTCTCTCCATACTCTTTTATCCTTCTAGTGCCGTCCTCTCTGTATGTACTTGCTTTTGTATGCAATAAAATTTCAGTACATAAGTTAGAACTATGAACTACACCTTCATGCTGATTACTATAACGTAGATTTGAAGGATCTTTGAAGGTTATCCACGGGTGACCCGTTTCGAAGATCATTCGGAGCATCTTCTTCCAAAGCTCCTTCGCATCTACCTTCTTGAACGTCTTGAGCTCTCCTGCTTTACCACGTTTGATGCACTCTGCATACTCGTTTTCGAATTCTTCACCCCAGCTATCATGAAGTTTCGGACACTCGTACGGACTAAACAAATACCAATCGCCATTTTTCTTAACTTGCTTCATAAACAAGTCAGGAATCCAATTAGCGGTATTCATATCATGAGTACGTTTACGCTCATCACCTGTATTCTTTTTTAGTTCAAGAAATTCATTTATTTCACCGTGCCATGATTCAAGATAACCACAACCTGCCCCTTTTCGTTTGCCACCCTGGTTGACAGCAACAAGCATATCATTAAAAATCTTCCAAAAGTAAACAGCGCCTTGTGAAAGCCCATTTGTACCTTTGATATGATTACCAGCTGGTCTAAATGGAGTTAAATCCATACCAAGCCCACCAGCATATTTGCTTTTTAGAGCTTCTTGATGCAACCCATCAAAGATTCCATCTATGCTATCATCAAATGTTGAAAGAAAACAGGATGAGAGTTGATTGTGAACACAACCAGAGTTAAACAGAGTGGGTGTTGATGACATGAATGTAAATGTAGATAAGACATCGTAGAACTTTTTAGCCCATTCTGTTTTATTCTCTTCTTTGATTGCGAGTCCCATTGCAACTCTCATCCAAAATGCTTGAGGGGTTTCTAACCTCTTTTGATCAATATGCAAAAGATATCGATCATAAATTGTTTGCAAGCCTAGGTATTCAAACTTGTCGTCACGTTCAAGCTTCAGATAGTTACTAAGCTCTGTTAGATCAAACTTGTTTAATTCTTTTGAAGCAAGACCAAATTTAATTAAAGACTTTAAATTAACAATAAAAGTTTTTCTGTATTGCATTTCATATGCGTCTTTATCAGCACTTTCATTAAAAACTTCTTTTACAATTGTTTTATGCAACAATCTTGCTGCAACTTTTTTATATGCAGGTTCCTGCTCAATAAGAGCACGAGCTGACTTAATTAATGACTTATCAATATCAGAAGTTTTTACACCATCAAAGAGTTTGATTCGTGCGTTGTATAAAATTTGATTACGATCAACACTTTCTATGTCTTTGCATGCCCGGTCAATGCATGCTCCTATTTTAGCTTCGTTAAAAGCAGCTTTTCTACCGTTACGTTTTATTACATTCATTTTATCTACAAAATATATAGCATTTAATCCCGGAAATTCTTTGGTAAAAAGGTATATTTTCGTTTTTAAAGAACAATTCTGGGTTAAATTTACTATTGCTTATTACGCTCAAGTTATCTAAAGGGTAAATACCAGAGCTAAAATTTTTATTAGAGTTTTGCGTGTTAATTTTAAATTCGAAAAACAATCTCTCATATGATTTTTCATCGAGGTCTTGCTTTTTCATATGCTTAATTAACTTTTTAAAATTATCATTACCTTCACATATGACACCATAAAAGTGTTTATCATTATGTTTCAATCTTACAGGTTTTAAACTTTTATCAATTAAGTGTCTTTCTTCATCATACCTATTTTCAATGTTAAAACCGTAAAATATACAATAATCGTTAGTTAAAAAATTTGATATCTTATTGTACTTTAAACATAAGTCCAAATCTTGAGTTAAATCTATCGGCAACATACGGCTATTATAAGAATGCTTCAAGTAGAATCAACTTTTAGTTTAAAAAGAAAGATTTTTGCAGGAAGAGATTGGGGAGCTTATAAACTTTTGTAACTTTACCTTGAGGTTCTTTAACAGTTACGGTTACTGTGTCTCCAGTAACTACAGGACCAGTTTCAATTTCACCGCCGACGTGTCTTACGTATTTTATAGCACCAGTTGTGGTGTCTATTGTTTTAATTGTGTTTCTATCGTGACTACTTACGGTGATATTTTCGACGGCCATTAAAATATTTATTTTTTAGCCGTTTTAGCAGCAGGTTTTGACACAGCAGCGGCAAGTCCTTCAAGCTTTTCGATAATAATATCAAATTTACTTAATTGTTCGGTTAAAGCTGCAATTTGAGCGTCTTTTTGGTCGAGCTGCTTGTACATATCGTTGATTTTCTGAACTTCATCGTTTGTTAAGGCCATACAATCATTTATACTAATAAATTCTATTGTCCACCAATATTAAGATTTTGATTTGACTTGTTCTTTTCTTCCATCTCTTTTGAAAAGTGTTTTATTATCTTTTTTGTTTCAATTGGGGTGTATTTTTGGAAATCAGTGTAGGAAGTGTTTAATTTGGTGGTAAAAATATAAACATAATAAAATAAACCTTCATAACCTTCAGAAAAACAAAGCTTCAAGAAGGTAAACATTTCATAACTGGTAAAACCAAACATATTATCTTTTAATTCACCGTCTTCAAACAATTGAAACAAAACTATAGGGGATTGTTTTATGGTTTTGACAGCATTTTTTAATAAAGGTATATATTTGTAAGGAATGTTTTGTAAAATCTTTTCTTTTTCATCTAAATCAATATTACCAAGTAATATTTCTTCATCTCCTAATTTAATTTTGTTTATATAATCTAAAACCGAATTTCTTTTGGTTAATTTGGTTGGGGTACCAAGAGTAAAAAGCATACCTCCTATATCTTGTTTAACTACCGTAGGTTTATACCCTTCTAAAACGTTTTCTACAATAAGATTGATATCAATTGCTTGTTTATTACCTCCTTGAGAAGAAAAACTTAAAACAGGGTCAATATATTGAGCTCTTAATTTTAAAAGCAGTATAAATTTGTCAATAGCGTGTAAATTTTCTTCAGTTTGAAAAAGATAGTGGCAAAGTTTATCGAAATGATTGCCTAATAATTGGTCATCATCATGTTCAATGTATTTTTGTAAGTCAATAAAATGTTTATTGTAAAATTCTCCACATAAAACTTTTTTATTGTTAGTTACAGTGATGGGAAATTTGAAATCCAAACTCATAATGATGCACCCTATAAAAAATTAAGCGTGCTAATTAAAAATCCAATGGAGACACTTCAAAATTTACTTTATCACCGCGGTGACTACGCTGAAATATTCGTTGTTCAATTATATCAGCAATATTAAAATTCAAATTATTTGAAATTGTGTAATTAGAATAGACCCACTGCGTATCATTTAAATCCATTGACTCGGTATCGTAAGTAAGATTTCTATTACCTATTGAAACCGGAAAACAATTATAAAAAGAATAAATTTTTCGAGGTACTTGAGATATACCTGCTAAAGTTTTAGCATATTGAAAAATACGAATTGTCGTACTCATATCTTTTGGATTTTTTAATACAGCTTGACCTGGTCCGACCATCGAAACAGGTTTTCTTGCAACAAAACCAAAATGACCAGAAAATATTGTCCAAGGCCTAATAACAAAGTCAACAAATGACGTAATCGTTTCGCGAAATTGAATAGTTAAGTTTTGATAACTGTTCATACCTTCACTAATTCTACCAGGTATAAAGCCTCTTTGTTTATCATTAAAAACTTTGTTACTGCTTGTTTGTAATTGTTGTAAATCTGGAATATTTACCCCTTGAGCTAAAACACACCCTTGAACTCTTTGCAAGGGGTCTTTTAATAAAGCTTCTACTGCTTCTTCATTGTTATTATTACGAGGATTTCCTTCCATTCTTTCTAAAGCTTGTAATAATGACATTCTAAGTACTGCAGGATAATCTTCTATAAAAACTATCCATTGAGTGCGCATTGGAATAGAAGTATGCCAATTTTCGAGATGTTTTAAAAATGTGGGTATAGGAGATACACCGGGTAATAAACCTACAGCTGATTCCGCTGGTGGTAAACCGCTTTCATCACCAGCTTGGCGTAATAAATCTGTAACACCGTTGTTCACTTAAAATATTTAATCAAAAAAAACCGGCAACACAATGTTACCGGTTTAAACTTTATAGAATAGAAATGCTATTATTCGAAAGAGGCAGCACCTGTACCGAATTCGAACGATACTGAAACAGCAGATCTGGCAGCTTCTCTACTATTGTAACGTTGGAAATAATGATACGCCATTTGAGATGTAAAGTTAACAATAGTACCTGTTCCTGATGCCATGTTATATGTTAACTCTCCTACGTTTCTAATTGATACACCAACAAGGTTGTAAATAGCAACGTCATTTAATGCGTTATCTAATTGTACTAATGTCATTACAGCACCGCGTGTTGGTGTGTAATAATTACCTGTGCTAGTTTGTTCATCAAAAATCTCTCTAGACATATCTTCAAACTTCTGTCTAATTTTAGAAGCTTGATCAGTATAAAATGTCATTGAGTAACTATCACTACCCGGGTAAGTTGCACTACCTGGAACATTGAATTGTAGTCCCATGTAAGGTACGGGTACGTTTGTTATAGCCCTGGCTGGTAGGTTAGCTGTTGTTGCATAAACAAAGTCGTTTTCATCAAATTCTATAGTACTACCATCGCCGGGATCCAAAGAAAGCACCCTGAATTGAAAGTCTCTTGCGAAGTCTCTCAACGATGCTATTCTATAAAAGTTTTGAATTGTCTGCGTTGTAACTGCCATACTATTATTTATGCTTTTAGATCGTATTCGAAAAAAAAGCCAGGCCTTTCGACCTGGCTTCGATATGATCTAATTATATTATCCGACTATCTCGCTGAAGTCTTGCCCTGTTCTAGTTGCATAGAAGTTAACAAGAATAAACTCAGCGGCTCTAACTGGTTTCAAGTATATATCTACTACCAATTCATTCGCATCAATGACGTCGGGCGTATTATTACGCTCGTCGCAAACAATGAGATAATCATAAAGGCCTTCATTGTTCTTTGCATCTTCGAATATTGGGGTTAGAACGTTAATGACGTTTGTCCTTGTAAACAACGTATTTGGCTCGAAGACAAAATACTTAACCGTCTCTCTTGTACGTTTCTCAAGATAAAGGAATAAACGTCTTACATTCACTCTATCAAACGCACTTGGTTGAGTTTGAAGTGTCTTCTGACCAAATATTACAAAACCTTCACTAGGGAAGAATGCAACCGGGTTAATATTAACCTGATCATATAATTGGTCGCGCTGTTTCTGGTTCGGGTATAAAGCAATATCATTTGGATTGACTGTGCCTCTAGCAAAACCAGCTGGTGCATACCAAGGTGCATAATTAGCATCTGTCCTTGCATAAGCAGCGGCTGCTATACCAGAGAATGGAATCCAAACTTGACCACCTAAACCAGCATCATAAACCTGTGCACATGTTGCATAAGCTGCTGCATAGTTTGTATTAATAATGTTATAGGTTTGCTTCAATGGCGATAAAATGCTAAGAGGGAAATTAGATCCTGGAATGTTAATACCCTTCTGATTATCACCTGTTACTAAAATTTGCCTAATTGGATCAGAAACAAATATAAAATCCCTTCTGATGTTTTGAGCAAAATTAATAAACTTGTTTGTAACTGTAGCCCAACTTGATCTAATATTGAGTGCATTTGGACCTAAGTCAATACCTGTTGCAGAAAGCTCATTAATACCCATTAATGAATCTCTGTCATCAAAATAATCACCAGCAGTAACTCCATCAACCGGGTTGAAAGGCGATCTGTTTTCGGCAACCTCTGTATTCTTAACCGTGGTCCAAATTGTACTTAAACCACCGTCTGTCATAATATCAATATCAAAAAGATCTACATTAGCTAATCTATCGAAAACTCTGTCTATCTTTTCTGGTAAGTTACCAATCTTATTATTACTTGCTTTAGTTGTACTATACTTAGCTGCTGGTAACGCTGCTGCATTACCTTGACCGAATACATAATTGGACTCTCTTGTATAAAGATCACCAGATGTATTATAAACAGCTCTTAACTCATTAAGCTCTGATATATTAGCTTGCGGCAAGCCAACAATTTGTTTATAAGTATAAGCAGCGTCCTGAGAAGGATATTCAAGATTAACCAACTGGGTATTCAAGATACGAACTCTTCTCTTAGGTGTACCGTCTTCGTTAAGATCACTTCCAGCAAATCTACCAGAGATATTCGGGTTAATTTTTACTGCCATATTAACACTGTTATTGGTCATGATCTGTGGCAAGTAGAAACTATTCGGAGCACCACCAGTTGAGTTGTTAATTTGTCTGTAATAATCAATACTACCGAAATAGCCTTCCTCTAACACATAATCGAGTTTGGTTACCTCTGGCGAAAAGACTGATTGACGTAATTTGTAAAGACCAAATACAAGAGTATCGTCAAATGAATTTGTATTAATTTCAAATGTAACAATACTTTCTTGTGTTTGTGAAATGTTAACTGGTATTGCGTCACTATTATATGCAGCAGACAAGTCAAAATTCAATCTTGTGTTTGGAATGTCAGTCAAGCTTGAAAATTCTACAACGTCATCACTTTCTGTTTTAGATACTGTAAATCTTGTAATGTCGTCATAGTTAGTTGTTGCATACAAGTTAGTGTTATCAACAATAGATGTATAATAACCTTCTAACTTTTGGTTAATGGTTGTTTTGGCTGTGTTGAGAACGATAAGACCAGCATAACCTAAACTGGTTAACTGATCGGCAACACCTGTAGCTGTATTATCGACCGTAAATGACGGGGTTTGGCCTGCTGTAGCAACTGGTGAATTTTGCCAGCTAATACCTGAATCATCTAATATAGCAACATACTGTGACTGAGTTAGAGTGATAAAAGTAGGCTTACCTACAAAATAAATTACCGTGTCGTTAGCAGATGCAGGAGAAAACTGTGTAGTTGGTCCTTCGTCTGATGTTGTGTCGTCGATATTTGCTGACAAATAGCTAGTTGCGGTACCGCTCATACTGTCGTATGCTGTCTTGTTGACAGGTAATACAGGATATACAGTAGCAAAATATTTGTTAGTAAACCCTTCACCAAGATCTGACCCGTAAGGTAAGCGGTTTACAATAATATTTGCTCTACTATTGAACGCCTGAGCTACGGTATGGTAAAAATACCGCTCCGCGGGGTTAGTTGGTTGACCGTATATCTGAGTAAATTCTGATAAACTCGATACTTGTACAATTTCGTCATTTGGTCCTGCAGGTGCATATCCAGTAATGAAGACATTTGTGCCGATTTTGTCAGCTGCTCTTAATGACAAATCTACTTCATTAATTTCAACACCCGGACTTTGAATAGTTCTCCGTGCCATATCGATATTTATGATTTCCTAGTAAAGAATTTCGAAAAAAGCTTTTTTATATAAATATGTCACACGTTGAGAAGATTGACTGTGAACTGGCTATAAGCAAGGGTAAATGACGATTCTATTTCTTCAGAGTCTCTATAAGAGTAATCAATACCTTCTAATTTAGTTGGAAACCCCTTACTGAAATTGAATTGCACAACTTTTTTGTTGTATTCGTCTAAACCATAAATGGTAAAATTAGCCATATAAAGGTCTTCATTAACAAACCCCGGTGGGTATTCATTCTGAGCATCAAAAATACCTTTATACTCGTCGTTTAATTTGTTTAACCATGTATAAATGAACCAATAATTTTGGAATCTGTTATCAATTGTAAATTTTACTTCGATGGGATCATATACTGGTCTGTTATAACTAGTTACATTTAATGTCTGGCCGCTAAATCTTACACTTTCTTCAGGAATACTAACAGTGGGTATAACACTCCCGTAAATCGAAAATTGCATTGAGTCGGGATTAACAAAAGTATTGTTTCTGACAGTTTTTGACACATCTTCTCGCAATACCTTAGGTGTGGGTATTACCAGGACAAACTTGTCCTTTCTTTCCTTGTTAAAAGGTGACTGTGAATAATCTGCCATTATAGTTATTTAAGATGATAGCCAAGAATCCGGTGCTGGGGAGAACGATCTTTGGGTTTGAAATTCATTAGCTGGTACCCATCCTGTCATTTTCATGTGGTCTAACTCAGCATTTTCGTCTTGATCAAATTTTTCGTTAAAGACAATAGTATCAACCATCTTTGTTTCGTCGTCTTGAGCCCAACTAAACAGCTTTTTCTCTAGTTGACCACCGTAATCATAGTCATAACGTCTTATCTCTGAAGGTCTCCCGTTGTTGTCATACCTTAATACTTCAAAATATCGTTTAATTAAGTCGTTATCTAATATTAAAAGTGCCCAACCTAACGACATTACCCTGTCATCCATCATACCTACACCGGGTTTAGCTGCCCATTTACCATTTTCGTGTTTAATAAAGTTTTTTAACTCTACTAATGTTTCAAGTTCTCTAACATTTACCGAATGTAACTCGTTAATAAAATATCTCATGTTCATAACACAACGATATTTTGTGTTAGTGTGTGATATTACACCGATTCTATTGTTTTTTATCTTACCTTGACCTGCTTCAAAGGAAACAATGTTACTATAACGGTGTGTCATATATAAATGATCAACAACCTGAGCACCACAACTGTTTCTTTCAATTAAAGCAGGTGGAGAACCCCATTGTACCAAAATTTCATACAGTTTTTTGGTGAAATTATAAGGGTTAATTGTGTTACTCCAGTAAGTAGCAACTTGTTCTATGTTTTGAAGGTCTCTTAAGTCTAAAATTTGTATTACACTTGCGTTTTGATGAACACCTTCAGCAATATCAACACCCGCAACGTAAATCCCCTGTTCATCTGGTTCTCTCCAAATTTTATAGTTATCTTCGTCCATTACCATCTTAGGCTTTTGGCAATTAACCTTTAAAGCTTCAAACATTTCTTCATTAATAGCCAATTCCCCAGCTGAAATGAATTCACAACCAAATTCTTGGTTAAAAGCTTCTTCACTACCAATAGTACGCATGGTTTCGAATTTCCATTGGTCATCTCTTCCAGGTACTTCATGCCACAAGATTTTATCAAAGCCCCAACCGTTCTTTTCTTCAATTGCACCATTCCAAATTTTGTAAAAAAGGTTATCGGTACCATTTGCAGTGGAAGCAATAAAGATTTTAGACTTTTTCGAAGATGAAATTACAGGAAAAACAGATTTCCAAAAACTATCTACCAAATGCGGTTCAATAAACGCTAACTCATCCAGCACCAACACGTTAATAGATTGACCACGTGCAGCAGTACCAGTTGTGGTGCTAATACCTATTGTAGTGCCGTTAGAAAGCTTCATAGACTCTTTACCATATTCTGTAACACCAGGTTTTAACCAGTTCGGTAACTCTTCATAAGCCATTCTAATACGAGAAAAGATTTCTTTTGCAGTACCTTCTTTGTTAGCTACAATTAATATACGTTGATCACTATTAAAACATGCATGCCACAACGTATAAATTGTCATCATTGTGGTTTTGCCTATCTGCCTAGAGGCTAGTAATATAAAGAAACGGTTATCCCTCATTCCCCTTAACGCTCTTTTTTGACATGAATGTAACCCGATCAATTCACGACCTCTATCTAGGTTAACAATATAGAAATAGTTTTCAGCAAAGTAAAGAAGGTTTTGTTTTGCCTTCTTAAGCTGTTTAACCATATCTGGTGTCCACTCAAACTGTGCATCACCTGTAGGTAGGTTAGGGTTACCCAAATAATAATCACGGGTATTCTTCTGCATTCAATTATTTAACCAAAAAATGAATAAATATATGCATGAACCGTAAAAGAGATCTAGAAAATGTATCATTATTATATGAATCACATTTTGGGGCGGCAGTCCGGCCTTCTAGACCAAGAAGAGACGATCAACAAATGGAAAGACCCAAGTACAGAAGGGCTTCTGGGCGTCAAATGGAAACAATTAAGCATTTGAATGATAGGGGTTGGTCAGTAAACAAATTAAGAACTAAAGTAGATGGTATTCATAAAAATGAAGTCTATATGAGTAAGAATGCCCCGGAAAGCAGAGAGGCAGCAGATGAATTAATTGTTGTTGATGTTAAAGGTAACGTAAACGGTCAGCCCTTTGACGTTGGTTTTGCTAATGCTAACGAAGATGAACAAACAAGTGATTTTGGACAAGAGTTAAAACAAGAAGCTGAAGATCAAAACCCGGTAGAAAATTTAGAGGATGAAGAAACAGGATCATATGAAGGTAAAGTGGTTAGTTTTACATCTAAACCTTCTTTAGATGATTTAAAAGCAGGTTCAAGCATTGAAACATACCAAGGTAAAGTTGCCGCCGATATGGGAGAAACAATTGTCGTTGATTTCGGTAATTTTTTCGCGGAAATAGGTAAAGAAGATGTTGAAATTGCGGACGAGGATGGTGAAGATTTAGGTCCTAATCAACAACCCGAGTCTTGGGGTGATGAAACAATGGGTGAAGCTGAGCCAGGTGAAACATCTGCTAGATTTTCTCAAGATACTCCTGATGACCCTGAATCAGGTGGTAGCCCTAATATAGATGACCCAGACGAACAAGAAGAAAAAGGCATTCCAACAGATTTAACTTATTTCGACTCTGATGAAACAGACGATGATGAACCTGGTAAACCCGGGGTAAGATTATTTAACCCTAAAACAGGCCACACTAGAAAAGAGTCATATAATTCACACGGTGATAGGGATATGACTTTATTAGCAGAAAATTACTTAAATATTAAACGTCATGAATAGAAAACGAGATCTTATTCAAATTGAAGAAGCATATTCAGCTGTAGCTGGTAACCCGCCAGGTAAAGCTGCTGCCAAACAACAATTAAAACCTGGAAAGGCTATTAATTCAACATATGAAAGAGCCGGCAAGGAAGTTAAAACTAAAATGCCTGCTGCAAACCCCGGTCAATATAAAGGGTTTGTTCAAGACAATTCTGGTCCTGCCGGAGCTGATAATTTTCACAGCGTTGAATTAGATCCCGATAACCCCGCTATCAGTGATGAAAATGCATACGACGTTAAACAAATGTCTGACGAAGGTGCTGACACATATTTTAAGGCGGAAAACAAGAAAATTGCAAAAGAAAATATAAATAATAGTATGGCAAAGAATAAGTCTATTTTTGATCGTTTATACGAAGAAGTGATGGATGACGAAACTTTCGACGCAGTCGAGCTCGGCATCGGTGATGACGAAGCTGGCGATGATATTGAATCTAGCGACGAAATAACCATTACTATTGATAAAGATTTAGCATTGAAACTTCACGACGTTCTCGTGGATGTTCTTGACGGTGGTACCGACGGTGTAGATGACGAAGCCGATTTGGAACCAGAGGGTGATCTCGGAGACGAGGATGAACAGGAATACGGCCACAATAAAGGCGATTCTCGTTTAACTAAAGCTGACGAAGACGAAGACGAAGAGCATTCTAAGCGTTACGGTACTGGAAAGCACCAATATAGACGTAAGAAGGTCGACGGTCATGAAACCAAAGCTGGTGAAGGTCCAAAAGGCCATTACAAAGATTACGAAGGTGAAGAAGATGAAGACGAAGAAAGCTTCAACTACTTTGGCGAAGAAATCGAAGCTGAAGATTTAGGCACCCCATTAGTTAACCAGAAAGAAGGTAACCCAACACCAGTTACTGGAAGCGCAAACGTTATCAAATCCTCTCATACCTCTAGTGTAGGTAAAAAGGGTGGAGATGGTAAAGTCACTGATAAAGTTGGTGATGATGGCGACGAAGGCACACCCCTTGTAAATCAGAAGAAGGGTAATGCAATGTCAGTCAAAGGCTCTTCTAATGTAGTTAAGAGCAAATACACCAGCAAGAGTGGTGGCGAGTATTTCACCAAGAATGGTTAATACTTTCGTTATTAATTGACGATCAAAAAATATTGCTGTAAGCCTCCCTTTGGGGAGGCTTTTTTTTGATTAAATAATATTGTGAAGTTTTACAACGAAACTTTAAATCCTAAATTTTATGCTAATAAAAAGATGTTACCATCTATACGCAAAAAATTATTGGATATTACCAAAGATTTTCTTAATGAAGTTCCCGTTAAATTACCTAAAGTAGACGATATACAATTAACAGGTAGTTTAGCTAATTATAATTACACTCCAAAAAGTGATTTAGACGTTCACGTTTTATTAGATTTTAAAAAGATAGACGAAGACGTAGATTTGGTAAAAGCAGCATTAGACGGTATTAGATTTATTTGGAATGCCAAACATCAAATTAAACTACATGGTCACGAAGTAGAATTATATTTTCAAGATACAAAAGAACCTCATGTTTCATCCGGGTTGTTTTCACTTAAAGAAGGTAAGTGGGTCAAAAAACCAGAATTTAGCCCGCCTATAATAAATGATGAAGATGTAATTAAAAAATTTGAAGACGTTAAAGTTCATATTGATAAATTACATGAGTTAACTTCAAAATATAAAAATGACCCCGGTAAATCGAAAACATTATTTGATTATGGGCGTAGGGTATTTCAGAAAATTAAAACTATGAGAAAACAAGGCTTAAAAGGCGTTGGAGAATTTTCTGTTGGTAATTTAGTTTTTAAGCTTTTAAGAAATACGGACTATATTGATAGGTTAAGTAAATTAGTAAATGAAAATTACGATAACATTTACACTGAAAACTTTTTTAGACCCAACCACGTCAAACACAGACAGCAACACTCGGTTGTAAGAGACCCAGGCACAAGAAAACATGCCAGGACAATACCTGCATATTTACAAACAGATTTAGACTTACCTAACAGTTTTAAATCAATGCAAAGACCAGGTAGCCCTAAATTTGTTTATATTAGTCCTCAAGATGCATACAAATTATCAAAACATTTTGGTGTAAAAGATTTACGACGACCTAAAGGTTTAAAAAAGTCAGGTGTAGCTATTGGGGTTAAACCAAACGGTAGATATTACCTAATGAAAACAAACAACAATAAAGGGAGTTATTTAAAATAATGTCGTTAGCTTGGTATACAGGAACTAATCAAGTAATGCCGGGGTTTGCCCCTGGGTCGTCTACCCCTGACAGTAGTGGTTCTATATACCCTAAACCAAAAACCCATAACCCTTGTTTTAGATTTACCGATAAAGATGTAAACAAATGTGAAAGGTTAGTAATTAGTTGGTGGTGGTTTGAACAAATTGCATTATACGGTCAAAAAGTCACTTATTGGCAAAACCCATACAATACATTATCTGCAGATGGTATACCCGGTGCAGGTCCAGGTAACATTTATGGTGAAGAACCCACTAAAGTTTTTAAAGACCCGAAAGCAATTATTATATTAATGGAGTTAAATGAAAATGCAGTCATATTGCAAAAATATGGGTTTGATTCTGATGATGAATTTACTGCTTACATTCATATAAGCGCTTTTTACCATACTTTTGGAGAGTTACAAGAACCTAAAGCAGGTGATATAATTGAACTTACAGAATTTGGAGATGATAGACCAGAACCCCGTACAGGTAAGAAGTTTGAAATTACAGAGCGTTTGGATGAAGATGTAGCAAGAATTAATCCATTAGCTGGTCATTATGTCTGGCAAATAAAAGCTAAACGGTACGATTATAGCTTCGAACCAGGACTTAGTGCTGAAGGGGGTAGTGATCAAGTTTATGATGATAAGTTTTCCGGATTGCTTGACGGTGGTTCACAAGATAGATCTTCACCTAAAAGTTATGATGGTGATTTGGAAGAGTTATCTAAACAAATTTTTGATTATTCTGGATTTGATTATGATAATGTTTATGGGGGTTACGGTAATACGCAAGCCCCCGAAAACGGCCCGTTTGGACCAAGTTAAGTTTTATTTTTGGAATAAACTTCGTTGTAGTCTGGTAAACTTTCGTTTCTCATTTTAGCTATAAATTTGTCAGCTTCTAAACAATCATCAAATTCAAGATTTACCATTTGACCTTTAGAACCTTTAAACTGATACTGCACTTTACCATCAAGCTTTTTAATGTAAATTAAAGTATAAAGTTCACCGGGCTTTAACTCTCTAGGAACCAGTACATTACTAATCTGTTGTTGTTGCCCAAATCTTGTAGGTCCCCCAATTTGAGGGTTTTGAGTAACACCACCAGGTGTTCTAAACACTGTATTAAGAATGTAATGCATCTTCCGTATAAACGTATTCTTGTACTTGATTTGGTTTAATTTTATCTTCGATTTTTAGGTTCATTAATGTACTTTGATACATCTCCGTAATGTAATTTTTGAAAGCTAAAGGTTTGATCCATGAATCATTCTTATCAATATCAATACCAAGCTTTTCAGCTTTGTGTGATACGTAATTTACTGCTTCAAAAAGACACAACCACCTTGAGATTTCTTCGAAGGACATGTCATCAGTCGTTTTGTTGTTCGATGTATTTGCCATATCCTTCTATTATAGAGGCTATCCTTTTAACGTCAAAGTTAAAATTACTTAGCTTGGTGTTTTTCATCGCGTTTTCAATTACTTGAATGTTTAGCTTAAGAATGTTTTTATTGCAAGCTATGTTCTTGGAATTTTCCTCCAAAACATCGTCCAAAACCACTCTAATTAAATTCTCTAAAATTTTATCTTTGTTTTTTTCATCCAAAGTCATTTTGGCAGCCATCATGCCTTTGGTATATGCATGGTAGTAAGGTGTACCATAATACCTCTCCTTCGAAGGAATGTTTCCTTCTGGCTTTATTGCCGGACTTTCTTGTTCATTAATTATCATATTCTTTTCCTTCTGCGAAATTAAAATTCTTAAATGGGTCTTCTTCTAATGGGGTCGTTGTAAGAAATGATTTAGCTCCAATAAACACTTTTACCATTTTTTTACAACCAGGACATTCGTAAACATTTTCTTCATCCAATTTAATTGGTACAAATGCTTTATGACCGCAATTTTCATCTGGGCAAACTGAATCTAAACCCATTGAATTGTATTCTTTAATACGTTCGTTTTGTAATTCTTCAAATTGAACTGCACTTTGTTGTTTAACCCATATCATAAACAGGTTGTAAACAAATATCTGAAAAAGTACTGCTAAACCGAATACAGGCCAAAATGCTAAACCTAGAAGATAAAGTAAACCGCCTATAGAAGCACTAACAGAACTTAAAATTAGTATGGATTTCAATATACCCACACATTAATTTAACTGATATTCTATAGAAATCAATTAAACAACATTTAATTCACCAGTTGAATCACCAAATTTATGTGCATCAACTCCATGTTTATGTAATAAACTAACGAATAAGTCGCACATTGGTTTTTCTTTCTCAACTCTAAAGTGGGTTCCTTTATTTTTACCACCAATTAACAATACTGGTAACTCATCATGATTGTGTCTGTTACCATCCGATATACCCGCACCGTAAATAACGTCTGTATTTTCTAACATGTTATCTTTTTTAAGGTCAGAAATAAATTCAGAAAATAACCTAACATTATAAAGATCGATCATAGCTAAATCGTGGAGTTTTTTGGGGTCTTTTTGATGATGTGATAAGCTATGGTGACCTTCTGATATGCCAATCTCTCTATGCGGGCCATTATACCCGTCATGTTGAGTTAAGAATGTAATAACTCGGGTTGTGTCATTTAAAAATGCTAAATGCATTAATTTATAAAGCAATCTTATCTTATCCGACTTTTTGTTTACTTCAAAATCTAAATGAAAGTCTTTATCAAGCTTAAACCTTTCTCTATTTTGTAAATCCTTTTCAACTTCTCTGACAGCATACATATATTCATCAAGCTTTATTTTGTCAGTGTTACCTACTTTACCTACTAAAGATTTGGTATCTTCTAATACAAAATCTAAAATGGATTTTTTATATGCTAACTGTTTTTGTTTTAAACTCCTTACATTGAACAACCTATTAAAAATATCTTGAGGATCATGCATTGCAGACATTGGTTGCATTGCGTTTTTCCATGAAAGGTTGTATTGATAAGCACAACTATACCCGGAATCACATTTACCAACTAACCGACTTTTACTTCCTGTAAACTGTAAACTATCAAATCTTGTAATGCCGTTGTATTGTTCAGCAATTAATTGATCAACAGATATTCCAGAACGGATTTTAGACTCGTGTTTATGTGCTTGTTTACCAGTTAGAAAGGTTGAAGCAGCTCTTGCATGATCACCAGCACCATCACCATTGGCTCTAGCCTTATCATGGGTAAGACCAGAAATAATTTGAGTTTCGTTAAGGTGATTTTCTAAAGGAGATAAGGTATTGGGTATATCAATTACATCGCCGTAATTTTTAGGTGTCCAATGTTCCATGTTAATACCGTTTGGAACATATACTACAGCTAATCTTTTTATTTCGTTAGTTACATTACCGAAACATTCTAGTTGAGGTAAAGCAAACGTTAAACCTAACGACCCTACGAACTGTCTGCGGTTCATTTAAATATTTAAGCTTCTGTATTACCGCTTTCAAACGGTTTTATTTGAAGCACAACATCTAAATCTTCGGTCATACTGTTAAGAATGCCTTTAATTTTTTCGCATTTATCAATAAATTCGTCTAATCCTTTAGAAGCATCTTCACTTTCTGTCACAACGGGATTATCTTTCGTCTTACGTGCTTTAGCTTCAATATTGTCTGCAGCGAGAAACAAAGCTCCCATGTCCTCCACAATGTGCGTCATTGGGTAAGGTAATTCTAAGGGTGCTTTATTCTGATCATTGCGACCACTTGCTTGTAATAGGTCTGCTACCGTGACATGAGAGGGTTTTTGCTCTCTTGTAGCTATACCACGAACCCATTTATTATACATTGCAATTTGATCTTCTGCAAGTAATTTTAAGCTTGACATATTATTATTTATTGAAATGATTAAATAAATGTATGAGCTTTTTCAGCAAACGTTTTTTAAAGTTGTTAGAACAGGAAGAAAATGTAGAAATTACTGACGTCGAAGCTATGGAAACACAGCTCGAACCAGAAACCGACACTGCAGATTTTGAAGTAGATGCCCCCGTACAATCCCCAGAAGATATGACCAAAGCCAACAATGTAGCTCAAGCTCAAGAGTTAGCCGGTTGGATTAGCGCGATGGAAGAATTTACTAATTTCCTTAATAGTGAAGGTGATTCGGTACAAACAAAATTACACGATGCTGGTTGCGATACTTTGTTTAATAAAATTGCTGGTGCAGAAACTAAAAAAATTGCGAGAGTTGCGATGGATTTAAGTTCGTTAATTGAGAACTTAAAAGGTTATATGCATTCAGCTGATACCAAGTAAGTTCAGTTTAACAAGTCCCTCTAACCCTTTGTATGAATTTTGTACAAGAAAGTTAGTAGGGACTTTTTCTATGTTTAAACCCATACACATATCATTAAAGTCTTTAAACTTTTCACCAAACTTCTTAGGCCAAACAAATAATTTAAACCCCTTTTCCAATAATATCTTAGTTTTAGTATGTGAAGCTTTGTCTTGCCATTGGGAATCTAAAGCTATAATACGCTCGGTAAATGGGAACTTTTGTATTTGCTGATTTTGCACTGAAGTAAACATTGTTTCACTATTTTCATTTATACCTGCTACTGCAACTCCATTTTCAATAAAGAAAGCATCTATTGGTCCTTCTGTAATAAAAATGTAATCAAGCTCTTCATTGACTTTATTAATGTTGAACAGGCTCTTATCACTGTTTATCTTGCTTAGATACTTAGGGAGATTAACTTTTCTATTCTCTATGATAGTCCGACTTTGATAAAAGATAATCTTATTAGATACATCATAAAAAGGTATGATAAGTCTATTCTTATGTGTAAAATCTTTTAATGAAATATATAATGCTTTTGGTCTATTAAATGCTTGATCAAGCTTACGAGTTTTTATATAGTTTAAAGCAGTTTGTACAATTGGATTAGCTTTGAAGTAGTCAGTTTGACTTTTATCAAATAAATTAATACTATCATCTGGTAACGAGTTTGATGTATTCTTTTTAGCTAACTCATTAATATCTTCCTTAGATGAAATATCCTGAGGTATTAAATCATATTCATCCGCTTCTTTATAAATGTCACTTACAGACATGTTTGACACTTCAATAATCCAGTTCATTGGATTAGAATGCCACCCACAATTATGACAATGCAGGAAGTTATCCTTTACAACATAAAACAGTCTGCGTTTTTTGCCCCAAGACTTGCCTTCTCTACACACAGGACATCCTCCTTGGTAAGTTTTTGCAAGTCTATTATACTTGGGCTGCCCAGCGTACTGATAAAATTTTTGTACGATGTATGCCTCAGGTAAAACCATACCAAGGAGGATTATATACTACTTCTGCTTAGGTTCAATAGAAACAATACCTTTTCTAATAAAAGCACCGCTATTAGGATCAATCCAATGAGCTTCGGTAACAATATTACCGTTTTGTTCATATGTATGCATCCTAGGGTGTACTGGATTACCAGAAATAGGACTGGTAATAGGTACTGGTCTAACCATTTGCATATTATTAATGTTGTTATTCATATCTCAAATATTTAATTCATGACTGCTTTATTATTAAGCTTACTAAGTACTTCTTGTAACGAATCATTTAGTTTAAATGAACTTATCCATTTATCTCTATTTTTCAGAATAGAACCGTATTTAGATTCTTTACAGTAATCAAAAAAAGTGTCTAAGTCTTTTTCTGGCATACCTTCTTCTAATTGTTTTTGATATGCAGGTATTTCGTCATCGTAATAATTATAACCAACAGCAAGGTCCATAATATTTTTGTTATCGGTATAAATTTTATACTGTTCTTCAGTAAGCACTTCTTCCGGTGACGACTTTTCAAATTTTTCAATTAGATTTAATGCACGTTTATGACCAACTTTGTTAAGACCTTTGATATTGTCACTATTATCACCAACTAAAGCTTTGTAGTCTAAAAAGTGTTTGATATTAACACCTTTTGTATAGGTTGGAAAGTTAGCAGGTGTAACGGTAACTTTTTGAATAGGGTTAAACACAAAAGTATTTTCATCAATAAGCTGATACAAATCCTTATCAACCGTCACAATAAACTTTTTACCAGGTAAATTATGACTCATGTAAGCAATTACATCGTCTGCTTCCATCACGTTAGGGTACAAACTTTTTATACCCAGACTGTTGAGCATATCTTTTATATGTTCATCATTACGGTGAGCTTCTTTAGCGATATCGCTATCTCTATTACTTTTGTATGCACCTTTCGAAGTATTTTTTCGAAAGTTAGTGGAAGGATATTTTAGCTTTTTATCCCAAACCGCATAAACGTTTGTAGGGTTGAACTTATCGCAGTACGACTTTACTGCCTTAAGAAACATTACCGCTGTCAAATCAGGCCCGGTAATATTATTTTTGTTTACCCAATACGTTCGATACAAAAGATTGTTTGCATCAAGAACTAAAGTAACCATACTAAGCCTTTACTTTTTTTGACTTTTTATTTACCTTTTTAATCTTGGCTGGTTTATCCACATTATCTAATTGAAATAAGCGTTCCTTAGCAGCTTTTTTCACCTTAGTTTTTGTGTTATTTGAAGCTTCACTATATGATTTGAATTCTTCACACAGACTTTCAACTTCATTTTTCGTTTTGGCACTTAGAATGCGATCTCTTAACGACTTCATACAAATATTATATGAAAAATCTGATATTAATCAAGTTAAATGCTGTGCTTCCAGAACTTTGTAAATGTTTTTTGGTAGAACTTCTACAAAATCAACAATTTCTGAATCAATTCCATTTTCGAAGTCAACAATAGGAATTTTAAGTTTATCATTACCTGGGATAGCTAAGAAACAGTAATGGTCTTGAAGGGTGTCAATGTAAGCTATGAATTTACCAGCATGGTCACCATTTTTAACAGCATACAGGTACCGTTTTTTAGGTACTTTAGTATTTCTCGTAATACCGAACCATTTCATCCCATTCCTTTTCATCTTTTATAGAACGTCGTGGTCTAAAACCAATTTTTTCAATTTTAGAATAATCTACTTGGTATTTTTTATCGTGACCAGGTCTATCTTTTATATAACTTATGCTAGCTTTAGGATTAACCCTTTCAATAATCATATTTGCTATTTCATTATTTGAAAAGGTTTCTCCTGTACCAATATTATAAATTTCTCCTTGTTGTCCATACTGCAACACTTTGTATATTCCCCTAGCATGGTCTTCAGCATGTATCCATTCTCTTTCATTCCTACCGTTACCGTAAATGTCAATATAATCGTACTTTTTAGCTGACATAATAGATTTGGGAATTAATTTTTCTATATGTTGGCCTATTCCAAAGTTGTTACAACACCTTGTAATCCTAATATCCATGCCAAAAGTTTTGTAATATGATAAAGCTAATAAATCACCACTTGCTTTAGATGCCGAATAAGGGGAATTTGGTTCTAAAAGTCTAGATTCATCCCAAGGAGCTTCACCTTCTTCGAGTGAACCATAAACCTCATCAGTTGAAACTTGTACATATTTTGGAATATAGTATCTTTTAGCTATGTTTAACATAGTACATGTACCTACCACGTTTGTACTTGCAAACGTACAAGGTCTATGTATACTATTATCTACATGAGTTTCAGCAGCTAAATGAATTATTGCATCAAACCGGGGATGACATTTAAACCACTTATCAAGTTTAATTTGATCGGTGACAATATCGAAACGAAGTGTTTCAACTGTAGGTACTCTTGTAATGTTTACGTAGTCACAGGCATAAGTTAGACTATCAATATTATAAACGTTGGCTCCTTTGGCAGTCAAATACCTACATAAATGACTGCCAATGAATCCGTGACCACCTGTGACTACGATATTCATTATTCCTCGGAAGATTCTTCTGTTTCTTCTTCGGAACTTGATTTACTCGCCTCAATAAACTTATTAAGGTTTTCATTCAACCATTCTTTATCAATAGTTGCAAACTCAATACCTAACACTTCTTTAATCAAGGAATTGTCAAGTGTCGTATTACTTCTTGGCTCTTTAGTAATGTTTTGAGATTTAAAATCTTCTAATGATACCAATTCAACAGTATCAAGATAATTTTCCTCAACCAAACCTGCTTCAACAAGCTTGTCTTTATTTTCTTTAAAGACTTCCAACAACGTCTCCGGTAAAAATTCACCGTCGTTTACAACATTGTAAATACCAAACGGGATTTCGTTAGAAATAATAATATTGTAAATTGCATTATGTAAATCGTAAAGATAAGTAATGCTTTGTTTTGTGTTAAGTAGTTTTTGATAACCAAGTAACTTTTCATACAAGTTCCTATTACCTTTTTCTGAAGGTACCTCACTAATAGGCATTCTAATCCTTAAACTATAGATATTATGAAATGCATTAGTTAGGGTAATTTCAGACAAATGTTTTGTTTTTGAGTAAGTTGATGATTCGTTAGTAAAACCAAAATTAGGAATGTCGGTTTCATCATAACCCTTTTCTGAATCTTCTTTATACCCGTCGTAAATACAACCAGTACCAATATTAATAACAGAAGGAATGCTATGTCTTTGCGCTACACTTGCTAATGTAAGTGGAAAGACAGTATTAAGAATGTAAGCAAACTCTTCATCGTCCTTTACATCATCAATATTTTTTTCACCGGTAAACCCAACACAGTTTACAACATGATCAAACACAACTCCTTGTTGTTCATAATTACCAATAAATGTTGATAACTCTTCCCTGTCTAAATAGTTAACTTGTTCTCTCGAAATAGTATGAACTTCAATATTTTGTTCATCTAACGAAAGAAAATTACCCAAGGTTGTACCAATGTATCCTTTTCCAACAATAAGTACTTTTTGTCTGTCATTTACTTCGTAGTCAGTAGTAGGAGCTTCTTCGAATTCAGCGTCGATAATATTTTCGTCTGGCATAAAATTATTTTACTTTATGAGCTTGGTTTATCAAGGCTCTTTGGTTTAAAATATGGTGAATTTTTATTGTTATTCCCGATTTTAAATGTGTTAAGTAATTTGTCTATAATAACCTCCATAGATGATGTGCAAATGTTAACCGGGGACTTTGATACCGCACTAATAAATTCATAAACCGGTGAATCGAAATCTTTATCAATCCTACAAGTAACGATTAAACTCTCAATATTCGGGTTAATCATAATAGTCCATTTACGAGGGTCGTTACTGCTGTAATTTTTGAATAAATCAAGTACAATAAAACCGTTATCTTTAAGCCTCTTCTTAAAATAACCTAATGTTGAAATTTTATTACTCATTGCTGTAATCCAGATACAATATATTTTAAATTAGTCAAATCTGAGTTAATATCAAATATACAAAACCCTTGTGTTGTATTAAAACTAACTTTCATTGTTTCGCAATTCGAACTAGATAACAATCTCACAATATCAAAATGAACTGGAAACGAAACATCCGCATTTATTGACGCATCTGGTTCACATAATTGTATTTCATAACTATCTACTGATGAATTAGCCTTGTCGGTTATTTCACCATACACACCTTTTTCAGAAATATTAAAATAAAGCTTTTCTGATTCTGAAACAAAAGCAGCACCTTTAGCTAATTCTGTAATTTTGTCAAAACCAATTTCAAAATTGATATCCTTGTCAAGCTCACTAATTTTTTTCAAGCTTAACTTTGGTGATTGAATAATATTATCATCTAAAAAGTGATATTTAAATCTAATTTTATCATCTTTGTACGATAACGCATTAGCTTGATATTTTAAATCAAATGAATCATGGCCAATAAACGATATTACCTTTTCTAAACGTTTAACATTAGGTATATTCAATTGCACCGTATCTTTAAGATCTAAATTATATGTAGCACATAAAATAAAACCTTGTTCGTTGTTTGCAATGCAAATAAGTTTATTATTAACACTCTTAATAATAACTGACTCAGTCAATGCACCAATAGGCTTAAGAAAGCTATTAATAAATTGACTCTTATTTTGGATATTAATGACCATACCTTATTATAGAAGGTATCTACTTTTTTACAACTGTCTTTTTTTTGGCGACAGGAGGTTTTTCTAGAAGCTTTAATATTTTGTTAATTTTTGTTTCTAAATTTTCCAATTTATCGAAAATTTCCGTTACTGTAGCAGATCTATCAAAGTCTAATTGTAACTGATTTGGGTCTTCTAATACTGCAGGTTCGGGTTGAGGTTGTGGAATTAATTGAGGGGGTGGTGGTTGTTGTTGAACCGGTTGAGGAGGTAATGGTTGTTCAATTTGTTGTTGAATTTGTTCAGGAATTTGTGATTGTGGTCTTTGTTGACCCATAATTTCCTTAACTCCCTTTTCTAAAATTTGTGCACCATTTATTCTACTTAAATTTGCCGTGCCTTCAACCATGTTATCATTAACCATGTGGTTAAATTCACCATGTACAGCAGTTAAAAGGGATTTAAACGCTAATGCGTCATCATAGGGGTCACTCTGAGCCATGGGCTCAGAGTTCACCTGTTCATGATTTACGTTAGTTCTTTCTTGAGGCTGTGGTTGTTGCATGTTAACTCATGTTATCCAAGCTAGCCAACAAGTCATCAATGTCTTGTTCAGACGTTTCAGTAGCTTCCTCTTTAGCTGGCTCGGTTGCCGTGCTAGTAGTGGTTTCAACTACTGCTGCTGTACTTGCTGCTGCAACTGCTGCTGTAGCTGTCGCAGTACTAACTTCTTCATCATTACTTACACAAAAGAAATGCTCGTTCAACAACTCTTTTAGTTCATCGTAAGACTTAACAGTAAACACCGCTTCAAGATCATGAGCACTTTTATGAATACCATCAACACCACCGTCGTAATCCGTCTTCAAAGGCTTAGGCAACCCAAACTTTGATGAAACATACGTTGGAAAGTCACCTTGCTTTTCAACCTTAATACGGAAATCACACCCATTTTCGACGTCAAAGATACGAGGACCAAAATCTTCAGCCTCTTCACCTTGCATTGCTTCCATAATCACCTTATGAAGCTGTCGACCAAAACGCAACAATTTAACTGTACCGTTATTGTCTGGGTTTACCGGGTCATTAACTACGTAAACATTAACCATCCAGTTTTCACGACGTAGAATAGTTGATGCTTTTTCCTTTTCTTCAGCTGTACCGTTCTTACTCAAACGATATCGAGCTTCACCAATAGGATCACGTTCACCCCACGTTTGTGGGCTGATTTGATTAATGTATTGACCTGTTGCAAACGACGTCCACCCATGTGTATAATAATGGAAGAATGTCTTCGCACCGTCTGTAACGTTCGGAATCAAACGTACCGTGTAGGTATTACCTACTTCTGTCTTTAAAAACTGGCCTCTATTAGATTGACCAGTGCTTTTCTCCATGCTATCTTTAATGCTATCAAATAATGAATTAATGTTCGTCATATTTTAGTTAGTTTTAGTTTTATTTTTATCTTATTCGCATGGTAACACTCGTTACCGTACAAAGTCTATTATAGATACATCCGTATAAAAGTCAACCAAGGACTTTTTTAGCCATTTCAATAATTCTACTGTGGGTATTTTTTGTATTTTCATTGCAATTGTAGAATTTAGCTCGCATTTTTGGTATTTCTTCTACTACATCTCCTATTACAAATTTTCTTGTTTCCGGGTCCAAGGTTTTAAGATGTTTTTCAAAGTCTGAAAACATAAACAGAAAATAAACACTAACTTTTCCGTGTTTTAAATGCTGATAAAAAGAGGGTAATGAATCTTTTTCACAATGAGAAGGGTAATCACTAAATTTTATTTTTTTCTCTGTACAAAACTTAATTACAAACTTGGCTGACTCTTTAAAAACCTTTAAAGACTCTTCAGAATCAGGTGATTTTCTGTTTAGCATGTTAATGTACTCTCTATAAAGCTTTACTGCTTTCATGGATAAGTAAAAATCCAAAGGAGTGTGCGGGTTATCTGTATAAATTGCATGGGGAGCTTTAAAAAACTTATCCATGTTTATACTTTTATGCTTATTAAAAAAGTTAGAAAGTTTTTTTAGACAAAGTTTGGTGGTATCGTCAATATTATTCCAATTTTTTCTTAGTTTGAAAGGTGTACCTCTACTAGAACGCGTGATTGCAAGATGTTTATTGTAAATTAACTTTTCAAACTCAGTCATTCATTACATAATAATTGTATCCTTTAATTAATCAAGATTTTTTTCTTGCTATTAACGTACTTCATAATGTATTTGCTTTTATATAACGAGGGATCAAAAAATAAAAACATTTGTACATACTCATAATCAGATTCTAAATCTAAAAGCTCTTTAAAAAACGTTCTTAGCTTTTTATCTTTTAAGCAAAGTATAAAAATGTTTGGAAGATTAATCTTTTTATTGTGTAGGATTGATACAAACGAACAAAACCCCATAAATGAATGGGTTATCTCTTTTAAATGTGTATTCTCTATGGGGTTGTTGCTCGAAATTTTCATAATTTTGTAAACATTTTAGCACATTTTAAAAATGTGTCTGTTATTTTACCACCTGCAGAGTCAGGATGACCACCTCCATCACATAAAGTGGCAGCAAGTTTGTTTAAATTAACATCGCAACCTTTTGATTTTCGTAAACTAACACTTTTTGATTTTAAATTGACAACAAAACAAATATCAAAATTGTATTTTTTAAGTAACCCGTCAGCAACTTCATTTATATTATGATCGCACTGAATGGAAACTATTTTTCTTTTCTTTCCTTCAATTGGTAATTCGATTTTAAACAAATCATACGTTTCAATCGCATCTTTTACTTTCTTTTCTGCAATTGAAATCATATTTTTTTGAAAAGAGGTAAAGGGTTTAATTCCATCACCAAATTCTTCAATAAATTTTTGAACTCTGTTACCAGTATAACTCCAAAGTATGGTGTTTAGCCCGGTGCTTTCAGGGTATTGCAAAGTGTAGCTGTCATAATCATCGACAAGCTTGATCATTTTTGCTCTTTCAGGGGTAAGTTTACTTTTAAGTTTAGGATTTAATGCAAGAAGTGTTTTTAAAACAAGTAAACAAGTGGAAGAGTACTCGGGTTCTAAAATTAATTTAGCTTTTCCGAACTCTGAATAACCATCTTTACCGTTATGATGATCTATTACTAAAATATTACTTCGATCTAGTAAATCGACATGTTCAGAAACGTTTATATCAAAAATAAATACCTTATCGTAATCTGAAAGTTTGTTGTGGTTAGCCCATCTAAGGTAATCTTGTCTGAAGTTTTTACAGGTGGTAACAGTATATGGCATATCATCACTGATTAACCATTTGCTAACTAAGTAACTACCAATACCATCTAAATCGCAGTCAGTAAATACGTAAACTCTACCAGACATTTAGTAATAATTAAGAAATAACCTACATTTCTCAACTGTTACTTAAACTTTCAACAGCTCCTAAAACATCCGCTGCTGTATCTTCAATATTATCAACCTCACCGTCAGAAATAGTTAAAGTTGGGTAATGAATACTAAATTCGCTAGTACCATGATTAGGTCCGAATCGATTTTTCATCACTCCCATTCTAATAATATCTAAATCTCTATCGTTTTCATTCTGAAATACGGAAAAGATTGCATCAGCACCCATTGCAAGGCCAATACTTTCACCAATAGTATCTAAACTTGGGTTTTCTGTGTCATACCCTTGTCTATTTAACTGAGTTGCAGTTAATACTGGACAATTAAACTGATAAGATAAAGCTCGTACTTGTTCGGTAGCTATTTTAACCCTTTCATAACTATTATTACCGACTGGCGAATGCATTAGGTTAACATAATCAAGTACAATAGCATCTAACTCAACCCCATTCTGTTCTAACTTCTTAATAAAGGCACCTAATTGGGAAGTCGTAATTGTACTTGGTGGAAACTCTTTAATCAATAACCTACTCTTTGGATTATTAGTAACAAAACTCTCAAGTTTGTCTTCTAGTGTAGGAAGTTCAAATCTTAAGTTATTAATCTCAATTCCAGTTAAGTTACCAGCTAGCCTCTTAGCATAAACCATTTCAGACATTTCAAGACTTACAAGTAACACCGTTTTACCTTGCTTAGCTATGTTACAAGCTAGATTACCTAACACAATAGACTTACCAACATTAGTTTCACCAGCAAATATGTAAATAGCCCTACCGTTTTGAAGAAACCCACCATCTAACTTATCATCTAACCACTGATAACCTGATGGAATAACCGGTTCATCTTGCTTTAAGTCTTCAATTAACCGTGCATATGTTCTTAAGAAGTCAAAACCCGTATCTACTGATAAATTTATACCACAACACCTTTCAAATTTATCTAAAATAGTTGATGGCTCTATATTACCTTTAGAACAATCTTCAGCAACATCAGTCATTGTAAAGTAAACTGACTTCTCTTTAAGAAACCGTTCCGTATTTGAATATAATTCGTCTTCGTTTAACGTTTTATCAACTTCTTTTACCTTCTTAATTGTATTCTTAAAATCTTCCTTAAGTTCAGGTGTATTACAAAATGATAATATTTCAGTATTAGTAGGTACAGTAAATCTCTTTTGAAAGAACCCCGTAACGATAGTAAAAATTGTCTTAAAGTTACTATCATTAAAAAATCGTGGCTGTATATGGTCAATAACTGATGCTAAATAGCGTTGGTCAGTCAGACACTTATACACCACGACTTTTTCGAAGTAATTTAAATCTAATGATTGTCTACTCATATATGTAGACTATTATATGATTATGCCTCTTGTTTATCAAGTTTTACTTGTTCGTTTATCCATTTAAAAGTTTTAGATAAACCGTCTTTTAATGGATAGTTAGGAGACCAACCGATTTTTTCTTCAATAAATTTGTTATCACTGTTTCTCCCTCTTACACCCGTAGGCTTATCAAGCAAGTGTTCAATAATAACTTTCTTATTACTAATTTTTATAAGTTCACCGACGGTGTCGTTAATGGATACCATTTCATCGGAACCAATATTAACGGGTTCTGTACAATCCGAATCCATTAATCGTCTAATTCCTTCAACACACTCATCAACAAACAAGAAAGAACGGGTTTGTTTACCGTCACCCCAAACTTCTATTGTTCCTCCGTCTTCGACTTCGGCAAACTTTCGACATAATGCGGCTGGGGCTTTTTCTCTTCCACCTTTCCAGGTTCCTTCGGGGCCGTAAATGTTATGAAAACGTGCAATGCGAACGGGAATACCCCGATTCCTATTATAAGCAAGGTATAGCCTTTCGCTAAATAATTTTTCCCATCCATACTCACTATCCGGGTTTGCTGGGTATGCAGAGCTTTCTTCACAGTTAGGGTTTTCTGGGTCTAATTGGTTATGTTCAGGGTACATGCACGCTGAGCTACTGTAGAAAATTTTAGTATCAATAGGTTGGTAAGAAATGTGTTCTAAACGAGCTTCATGATACCAATCACTACGTACAAAATTGTTTAAATCGTCTACAGCCTTGCATATATTTAGGTTAATGGTAGCAGAATTTTGCATAACTGCTGCGTCATTTTCACCGGTAAAAATATACCCAGCTCCACCCATATCTGCTGCTAATTGATAAATTTCGTCAAATTGTTCCCTATACTGAACCGGTACACCACCATAATAACTTCCCGTTGTAACAATTTCACGAGTAAAGCTATAATCAGTTAAATCACCACCGATAAATTCATCAGCCTCTGTTTTAGAAAATTCCGGTTCTTTAAGATCGACAGCCCTAACCCAATAACCTTCTTTTTTAAGGCGTTTTACAAGGTGACTTCCAATAAAACCACCACCGCCACAAACTAGTGCTTTCTTCATATCTTTAATTTTAAGAGATATCTCTTTAAATCAACGCAAATGGATTATTGCTAGTAAATGTACTAACTTGATCTATAGAATTAACATATTCCCGTATAATATAAATCTTACCGTCTTCTAAACTTTCACATCCATCAAACCTTACTGACGAAAATGTTGTACCGTCAGCAAACAACGTGCTCCCTTGTTTAACAAGGTATATCTGACAAGTGTTTTTATTAACTATCCAACAACTAAATGTACCTTCTAACACACTGAATGCATTTTTAATTGCAGTAATTTCTCCATTATTCTCCCTTTCGAGAAGTGAAGGTATATAACTGCTATCTACATCACATATGTGGTCTGGTAAAAGTTCTTTATGATTAGTTAACACACCATTATGCGCAACTATCCAATTTTTACTTTCAAACGGGTGAGATGTATCAAAATGATAACCTCTTACTGAAGATGTAGGTGCTTGATCATGACCTAACATGTATTTTGCACAACAATAAGGATCAGTGTAATCTCTTTTCTTAACAACTTTTGGTTCAAAGTCTTGATCAATAAAACATGCTCCTAAAGCAAAACCACCTCTTTTATGGTTAAGTTCATAAAGAGTTTTATATTTTTCTTTATCAGAAGTACCAAATATTGCGCACATACATAAATATTATTAATGAAGGACCAAGATACTCAATACCTTTTTGAATCTTATATGCAATCCCTTGAAGAAGGCCGGAAAAAGAAATATGAAGATAGACAAAGAAAAACGGTTGTTGGTAGCGACGGGGTTGAGAGAAAAGAGTCTTATTATGAAATGATGATGAGATTAAAAGGTAAAGGTTCGGGTCCAAGATCACGAGCAACTAGAGTTAGAAAAGAAAAGAAAAGTGATAAAGTAAAGTTAGGTAACAGAGAATTTAGAGTTGCAGATAAATCATACGAAGAACGTTTAAAAACAGCTCAAAGAGATGTAATTAGATTTGTTGAAGCTGATGATAAAGCAAAAGCAAAAGATATTTTAGCTTTTCTCGTAAAAATGGGAATGGAAGCAAAAGAAGCTGAAACATTACTAAACGGTATGATTGTGGACGGTTACTTAGACGAAACATTTCCAGGTGCTTTACCAAAAGAAGATGCGGTAGAAACAACAAGTGATTATGTCGATCCTACCGCAATGCTTGACACGGAATATGATGAAGGAGAAGATTTAGAAGACTATTAAGGTCCTCTAGTACCTCTTAGATCTTCAAACAAATTATTAGTAGGGCATGGCTTACAGTCATGCTCTTCCCATAAACTAGTAAGGTCTTGTTTGTATGGCTGCGGGTCAATATAACCCGCTTCTGCAAAACCTTTAATTCGTAGTGAACTACTAGGTGTAGTTGCATCAGCAATTTCTTCACCACTATAGCAAGTATAGGTTTGACTGAAATCTACCCTACCTTCACAACCTGCTTTAACAATGTCCTTTTTATCCATATTGATAAGTGGGCATTTTACTTTAATACGATTTGATCGATTAAGTTTAACAAGGTCATTAAAGCTATCTAAAAATTCCGGACTACCATCCCAGTAACCAGCTAAAGAATCCACTTTAGTAGCACCATGGTATACGGTGCCAGCACCCACTGATTCAGCATAGGCGCATGCAATCGATAAAAATATTTGATTTCGAAAAGGTACATAACTTACAGGTTGTGCTTCACCAACCATTTCACTAACATCAGGATTATCAATCTCTTCATTAGTTAGTGAACTAGTGGTTACTAAATCTTTGATAAATGTAACATCGATGATTTTATGAATTAACTTGTGTGTATCAAAACAATGTCCAAATGCTTGAATTTCGTTAAGTTGAATTTGTGCTTTTGCGCATTCAATCTCACGTTTATGGCGTTGACCATAATCAAAAGTAAGAAGATGCAATTCGTCATGCGATCCTGAAACCATTGGAAGCATAACTGCACTATCCATTCCGCCACTAAAAGGCATTACTCCTATATTACTCATATGCACTATTATATACTATCTACCAATGCTTACCATAGAAAAAGTCTTCGATAATCAAATAATCCATCTCAGAATTTTCTAAAAGCCACATTGCATCAGCTATCGTGTTTAAGATTGGTTTACCAGCAATATTAAAAGATGTATTTAACAAAACACCATGCCCGGCTTTTTCTTCAAAAGCTGTAAGTAAGTCATATAACCACTCATTTTGTTCTCTGGTAACTGTTTGTAGTCTAGCAGTACCGTCAATATGGGTAATTGACGATAATTTTTCTTGCCATTCAGGCCTCACTCTAGGACAGAATAGCATATGTTTAGATTCCCCCTCCCATTCAAAATATTTCGGGGCATTTTCTTCCTTACATACAGGTGCAAAAGGCCTATACCACTCTCTATGTTTAACCTTATGATTTAAAATATCCTTCATTTCAGGGAATGCAGGATTACACATAATTGAACGATTACCTAATGCCCTTGGACCGTGTTCTGCACGACCCCTTGCAACTCCAAATATTTTACCATTACAAAGTTCACTAACAACAAACCCGGCATCAAATGGCTTAGCTGAATTACTTTCAATCCATGCTGGGTAACAATTTTTATCCATCAACTCTGTCCCGCCATACGTAATATCAATAGGGGTAGAGGGTTTATTAAAACCTGCCAAAAGACCAAGTGCAATTCCACAATCGTTAGTATTAGGAGCCACAAAAACACCGCGACTAGGATAACGTTCTCGTAAATCTGTAGAAAGAAGAATGTTAAGACCGCACCCGCCAGTAATAATAATAGGGTAGTCATTAAAGTTATCAATATAAGGTTGCGCTACTTCATAAAAACACTCTTCGAAAGCTTTCTGAGATGTTGCAGCAACGTCCCAACTAAACTCTCCTTCAAGTCTTTTATTTTCATCAAATACAATTCCTGTTGGTTTAGTAATATATTCATCTAAATGTCGTAAGTAATTTTCACCGTCGGGTTTAGAGTAATAAAACTTTTTAAAGTGCGGTAACCATTCATCTCTAGCTTTACCATAATTGCATAAGCCCATGATTTTACCACTATAAACTAGATTACCATCTGAAATCCATTCCTGTTTTATATCCTTACAGAAGTGCCCGAAACACATATAAGGAAAACCGAAATCATAATCATAATTTGTTTTATCAGCAGGGTTTGTTTTATCTAGATAGGTAACACCGTTTTGTCTATCAGCAACAAAAATGTTAAAAAATCCATCATTACCACCACCATCAAAACTAAAGATTAATGCTTTCTGGAAATTAGATTGATAAAATGACCCACTAGCATGAGCATGGTGGTGCCAACCTTCAAACACATTTTTAGCGGGTATGTAATCTTTATAGCTGTAGGTAATATCGTCATGCACACATTCGGTATTAATGTGTATCATATTTTCGAACGGTGCTTTGAAACCAAGTTCCTTATCAATATAATCTAAAATTGAGTACACGGCCTCTTCTCTGTACCGAAGAGGCTTATATTGAGCTAGTCCAATGTTTTTAACATTAAAGAAACGTTCAAATTCAATTACGTGATAATCCCCATCGTTTTCAACAGCGATAGCACCGTTATGAGAGCCATAAAATGCAATATTAGCCATACAATGCTATTTACCGTACTTATAGGCGGATTTCAACTTTTTATCTAGTTCGGGAATAATAAAGTCTTCCCACAACTCTATATCTTTCCGCCAATTTTTATAATAACCGATTTTATCACCAACTTTTCGTTTACCGTCTTCACTTTCAATACCGATTTGAAATGTTGATCCAGTCTGGGTTAACACTTTATGGTTAACGGCCATGTCTTTAATACCACTATACTGATCTAAACCAGATTTATAGTTAAGATAAATTTCAGCTTGTAACAAAGGTGGTACAAAACGATTCTTAGTAGTTAAAAATCTAAGAGTTGTGCCAGAATAGTTACGAGCTTCTGGTAAAATTTCATCTTCTTCATTACTAGCATCTTGTCGTTCATTCTTTTTAGCTAACTGACATAAAATTGAAGCCATATACTGTGGGCCACTACCACCAGCTGCTTGTTTAATCAAAGAAGGCATTAACGCAGAAGGGTCATCATATGTATGGTTACTAAACAATATAGTGCAACCAGCAGCACCCGCCTTATAGGTAAGAATACGCATCATTGATTTAAGTTGTTTAGCTCTTAACCCCATGTCCATAGCAGATTTGTCTTTTGCTGCATCATCTACTTCTTTTTGAGATGCTAAGTTACCTAAAGAGTCGATAGAAATAATAAACTTACCTTGTAACCCCTTTTCTTTAATAGAATCTAAAAGAGCAACTACCTGATTCCTACATTGCTCTACCGTATAAACCGGTACATATTTTGTACTAGCTGCATCTAAACCAACACCTTCAGTACTAGCTGTATCTACTGCAAACTCTGTATCAAAAATTACCGGTATTACACCACGTTTTTGAGCTTTACCTAAAATTTTATTAATAATGAAAGTTTTACCAGACTGTGATGGTCCAGAAAACCCAACTAGCCTACCTTTAGGTACACCACCTTCACGACAACTACCTCCAAGAATAGCATTAAGAGCATAACAACCGGTATCGTACCAGGTGTCGACATTCGAAAGAGCATTGTCTTTAAGATAAGTAGCTTCTGGGTTAAGTTTATCTAAACTTGCAAATACATCACTTAATTCATCTTTTTTCGACATACAAGTATAATAACATCGAACCAAAAAAAGTCAATAAAAAACCCCCGGCGGACCGGGGGTAAAAAGAAAGAAAGGAAACACTAATCATCAAAAAGTTTTACTACATCTTCTGTATTTTCTGGTGTCGCTTGAGGTTCATCTGGAGCTGTGATGTTTTCTTTAATCTTTTCATACTGAGTAATAAGTTTAGTATCAAGAATATCACCGGCATTTGTCTCGGTTACTTGACTCTTATTAAACCTATAATCAACACCCTGTTCTCTTCCATCCAAGGTCATAAACTCTTTAAAGAAAAGAGGAATTGTTTGAACCTGTAGTTGGCCTGCTTCATTAGGCTGCACGTAAATTGTTGCTGCGTTTTTTAACACAATTTGTGTCTCGGTGTCCTCTACATGTTCACCAATAATCGTGCGTCCCGTTCCATCGATAAGAATTTTAATATTAATGTCCGACATCTTCTTATATTAGTTTATGTTCCCTACATTTCCAACCACTCTTCCAGTTCTATGTTGAATTGCTTGTACATAATTACCAGCTTCTAACAAATGATCGAATGTACCACAATCAAACCAGACCATATCATTAGGTAATATATCAACTTTCATGCTATGACCAGATTTACCTAAAAAGTTTTCCTGTATATAGATGGTTATTAAATCGGTAATTTCAAGTTCACCTCTAGCTGATGGTTTTACTAATTTAGCAAATTCACAAACCCGATTATCAAAATGATATAACCCCGGTACAGCATACTTCGAAGGAGGTACGTCTGGCTTTT